TTGCCCCAAGCGAAGGAACTACCAATGTCAGTTGATTACAACTCACTACTTACCGATGAGCAAAAGCGCAATATCCTTACCCAGCGTATTGCCCAGTTTGCCTCTGATGCCTACCAGCACTCACTCAACAAAGCCACCTCTGAGAAGGTTGGCGATGCAGACGGTGTTGCCACATCTGAGAAGGCAATCGCAACTATTGAAGCGGCGATTGAGATTCATCAGGCAGAACTAGCCGCGCTTCCAGCCGAATAATGCTATTAGCCATCTTTGGTTTTATATGCGGGATCGGCGTTGGATATATCTACGGCATATTTCGCTAAGATAATCTAATGAATCTTGTTCAAAAGGCGGTTGAACAGGGTGGCAAGTTAGCACCCATAGCAATACCCAATACCTTTGGGGGAATGAACCCCTCGGTCTTTATTGATCCTGACGGCGATATTCTCGTCAATGTCCGCGTAGTCAATTACATTCTTTACCACTCAGAGAATAAGCAACAGTTCCCGTCACGATGGGGGCCGCTTGCCTATCTTCACCCTGAGAAGGATCAGCGTTTAGTTACCGAGAATTACCTAGTACGCCTCAATAGCGATCTGGTAATGACTGATTGCACCAAGGTTGAGATGCTTGAACTGCATCAACCTATCTGGGAGTTTGTCGGGCTTGAAGATGCTCGTCTTGTCTATTGGGATGATTATTACCTCATAGGCGTTCGCCGCGATACCACTACTAACGGTACTGGTCGTATGGAACTGACCAAGATCGCGCTAGACAAGACCAACTGGACTGCGCGCGAGATTGACCGCAAGCGCATCCCCGCACCTGCTCCCGATAACTCGTATTGCGAGAAGAACTGGATGCCGGTACTTGATCGCCCTTATCACTTTGTTAAGTGGTCTAGCCCTGTTGAAGTTGTCGAGTTTGATGGAACACAAACCAAGCAGGTTAGCGTTCGCCAAGGAATCCAGCCCGCTAAAGATCAGCGCGGCGGCTCTCAACTCATCCGATGGGGCAACTGCTACATCTCAATAACCCATGAAGTTGATCTTTTTAAGAACTACCTCAACCAGAAAGACGGCATCTACCGTCACAGACTTTGCGTATATGACGATCAGTTAAACCTTGTCGGACTATCCAAAGAGTTCTCGTTCCTAGATTTCAGGATCGAGTTCTGCGTAGGGATTGCCGAATATAAAGGCGATCTGCTCGTTAGTTTTGCCGTAGCAGATAACGCCGCATTTGTATTAGTAACGCCACGCGTTATTATTGAGGATCTAATAGCGGAGGCGCTTGATGCTTGATGAACTTATCTATGCACTATCTAAAGACCCGTTCAACCCACAGTTAAACTTTGAGGTTGCGGTTGAGTACGAGAAGGCAGACCAGATAGCGAGCGCAGTTTCTTTCTATCTACGCACCGCCGAGTATGGCAAAGAGTGGGGCGATGTTTATGTTTATACCTCGCTGCTTAAACTTGCCAAATGCTTTAATGAACAGACAGACCGCACAACAACAGTTTCTAATTGCCTCATGCAAGCAATCGGCTACGACCCTGATCGCCCAGAAGGATTCTTCCTTTTGTCGCAGTTTCACGAACGCCAAGGCAACTGGCGCGAGGCTTGGGTTTATGCTCGCATTGGTCAGAATGTTTCAGGCGATGATTTTGGATATAACCCACTCCCAACAGATGTTGGCTATGTGGAATACGCCTTAGATTTTGAAGAAGCCGTTGCAGGTTGGTGGCTAGGTCGCAGAGATGAATCCATCAGAATCTTCAATGAGTTGCTTTCTATGGAGATCAGCGATGAGTACCGCCAAGCGATAGAGGCTAACCTTGCCATTATTGTTTGATATCGGTGCCAATCGGGGAGATGCAACAGTAGTTGCGCTCGCTCTTGGCTATGATGTAGTAGCCCTAGAACCTTCGCGGGTATATGCCGATCTTGTTAAGAACTTTATTTACAACCCTCGCGTGACCCCACTCAAGTTTGCCGCATCTGATAAAGATAACGAGCGCGTGGAGTTCTACGAGGCAGCAGAAGATGGGCTAAGCACCTTAAACAAGGATTGGCTGACTTCCCCAGATATGCCGTACAACGGCAAGCCATTTAGAACTATTCACGCCAACACGATCACGATAGATACTCTCGCCAAGATATACGGTGAGCCTGATCTCATCAAGATAGATGTTGAAGGCGCTGAGTGGTCGGTATTCAAGGGCATGATCTGTAAATACAAGATGCTTACCTTTGAGTGGACTCAGGCAACAATAGATGAACACCAAAAGCAGTTAGACTATCTGCGCGCTCTCGGATACACCGAGATAGCACCGCAGTTCATTGAACCGCACTTAGATCAACCTGATAAGTGGTACGACATAGATCAAGATTTATGGGCTTGGCGAGATGCACACGCTAAGGCTTGGGAAACAGATGGCTGGAAAAGAAACGAACTTAGACCAACTGCCGATGTAGGCATGATTTGGGTACGCTAATAAAGGAGAATAGATGGGCTTGTTAGATCGCCTAGCCGCTAAAGTAGCGGAGCAGATTACTAAAGCGCCAACACTTGCGCCTTCAGCATCTCCAGTCAATGTGAACGCTCTTACCAGCACCGATACTCAGCATTACAACGCTGATCCTATGTATCGTGATCCTATTCTTGGCAACGCACCATTTCCTGCCGCAGTACCACTATTTCCTAACGCGATTAACCCGCTTAATCCACGCACAAGCCGCCCTGATCCACGCCGTTATGAGTTCTTGGTTGCTCAGAACATCAACCTCTTCGAGAACCGCCTTGTACCATTTAAGACCCTTCGTGTAGCAGCAGATCAGATCGACATTCTTCGCCGATGCATCGAGGTAAGGAAGGCCAAGATTACTGGGCTAGATTGGGATATCGTTCTTAGCGATTCCGCTACTGAGCGTATTGTTGCCGAATCTGGTGGAAATCACCTACGCGCAATGTCTGATGCTCGCGCACAATTTGCGCCTGAGATCGCTCGCCTTCGCAAGTTCTGGGAAACACCTGACCCTGCCAACGGACTCACCTTCGTTGATTGGCTAGGAATGGCGCTAGAAGAGATTGATGTTCTTGATGCGCTCGCTATCTGGCCTCAATCTACAATCGGTGGAGAGATTCGCGGATTGCAGATCCTAGATGGCTCAACCATCAAGCCACTTCTTGATGATCGCGGTATGCGCCCTGATCCTTCAGTTGGCCCTGCTTACCAACAGATTCTTTTTGGCTTCCCACGCTCTGAATTCCACGCTCCAGTAGATGACGAAACCGCAGACGGTGAGTTCTCAAGCGATGAACTTGCTTACCTCATCCGCAATCGCCGCGCTAACTCCATTTGGGGCTACTCACCTGTTGAGCGCGCTTTGCCTATGGCTGATATCTACCTTCGCCGCCAGCAATGGATCAAGGGCGAATTCACAGATGGCGTTATGCCTAAATCTTGGCTTGAACTCCCAGAGTCAGCCAACCTCACACCTGAACAGATCCGCTACTACGAGAACATCTACAACGATGAACTTTCAGGGCAGACCGAGCAGCGCAATCGTATGCGTATGCTATTGCCGGGTGGCGTTCTCAAGTTTGAAGAAGGCTATTCAGAGAAGTTCTCAGATCGCCTAGATGATTACCTCATTACTTCGATCACAGGACACTTTGGCGTTCTTCCTACCGAACTTGGATTCTCTGCTAAGACTGGTCTTGGTGGCTCAGGTCATCAGCAGGGCGAGAAAGAAGCCGCAGAAGCAATCGGTATCACACCTACTGCCAAATGGCTCTCTCAGCAACTCTCAGCCCTTTCCTATCGCTGGTTGGGTATGCCACGCGAACTTGAATTCCGTTTGTCCTCAAATGATGCCTCGGATAATGAAGAAGCAGCCAAGCGCGATGATCTCAAGAAGCGTTCTGCTGGTATGACCGTTAATGAATGGCGCGATAGAAACGGATTGCCTCTTGTAGATACTGCTGAGGCAGATATGCCATTCCTCGTAGCAGGTCAGTCAGTCTTTATGTTCACTCCTGAAGGAATGGTTGCTGCTGGAACTTCACTTGATGAAAGCGGCGCTCAAGATGGCGAGCCAAGCGCAACAGAAGCGCCTGAAGCACCTGAAACTGCCGAACCAAAGGCTGAACCAGCACAAGAAGAAGTTAAGAAGTTTATTCGTTGGGTAAATCGCGGAACCGCTACCCGCGCATTTAACTTTGAACACTTAGACCACGCTTACGCTGAGGTTCTTAATAAATTTATTGATGCGAAAGACCTAGACGGCGCTCGTTGGTACGCTGAACGCTATTTGGGGTTGTAATGGAGTGGCATGGCGCGTTAGTGCGCCTATCTGCTAAACACGCAGAACAAATCCGCAAAGGGTTTAGAAGCGCATTTAACGCCGATGACATTACAGAGGCTTTCTTTAACGCTTTCCTTGGACATACAGAGGTAACAAATCAGCAAGCAAGAGATTGGGCGCGAGTTCATATCACGCCTAACAAGGCTGCACTTACTGCATCCCTTACACCGATCTATGCAGATGGTTGGGTTTTAGGTAAGACCGCAGCAGGGGTAATGATTAACCAACGCCTTACAAAAGCAGTAACACCTGTTTCTAATGTTAGCGTAGTTGATTGGAACACTTGGACACCCGGCAACCAAGCCGCCGCAACCCTAGTTAATCCTTCTGGTGGCTTGCAATCCCTCTTGGATGCTCGCGGTCTTACGATTGACGGCATTACCAACACATCATTAGACAGAATTGGTACGGTTCTTGGCAATGGTCTTGCTGATGGAATCACGCCTAGAGAAGTTTCCCGCCAGATCAATGATGTTATTAACGATCCTCAACGCTCGCTAACTATTGCCCAGACCGAAATGAGTCGCGCCGTAGTTCAAGCAGAACTCGCCCAGTACGCAGATTCAGGCGTTGAAATGGTCGAATGGCTAGTAGCCGATCCTTGCGAGGATTGCCAAGTCAATCTTGATGCTTCCCCTATCTCCATTGAGGAGGACTGGCCCAATGGAGATGCCCCGGTTCACCCTAACTGTATGTGCGATATAGCCCCTTATATCTCAGATACCTCATCTACTGCCGCCCCTACCGATGGTGGCGATACAACAGATGGTGGAGATTCAATCGATACTGGCGCTACTGATGGCGGCGATACAACAGATACAACAGGCTTCGCTAATGCCATCGATCTCGCATCTCAGGCAATAGCCTTGATGCCAGAAGCCGCACCTATCGCAGCGCCAGCAGAGTTCACCTTAGCCACGCCTGAGCGCGCATTTTCTCATTTTGTGGATATGCGAGCGATCACCAAGAACTCGCTAGGCACAGATTTACCGAACTTGCTTGAATCTCAGATCAATGCGGCTAAAAACTTAATTGCCAAAAATGATGTTTATATCTCAGGCAATCATTCGGTTTATGTCCAGCGCGGCCTTAAAGAGATAACCAGCGAGCAACTTGCCAATGTGTTTAAATCATTTAATGAAGCCCGCGACACTCTTCCCGAATGGCGCAAATTTAATGCAAGCGGAGTTGAACGCCCTTACACCCTTTATGTAACCCCTGAAGGAATGAAGGGAACAACCAATGCTTACACTTACTTGGGATCAGACAAGATTTGGTTAAACCCTCGAATGGTAAGAGAAAGCACAAAGGATCGCGTTAGCAATGGCAACTGGAGTATGCCAGCCCGCGACAAGGCTTCTTCACCTCTTACATATACACTTAGCCATGAACTCGGTCACACAATGGATAGCATCCAAAATGCTTACCGAGGAAGCATATCTAAATCAACACCAAAAGAAGCGCGGTTGTTGCTCTCAAGATATGGCAGAACTGCAACTGCTGAAGCCTACGCTGAAGTTTATGCAGAATGGGCGCTTGGAGATAGGACAAGTCCTTTAGTTGAATATTACGCAAACAAGTATGGATGGAATTTGTCTGCTAAAGAATACGCGGCAGAAACAACAGGAAGAGGAATTCTTCCAGTTTGGAAGGCGTAAATATGATCCTAGATGAAAACGATTATGACACCATGCCACAGGCTGAATTACTAAGCCGTTGGCTAGATGGCAATGAACAAGCAGGAAAGTTATATCAAGAACGCTACCCATCACAACAACAGGAGAAATAAATGGCACTAATCCAAACCAATAACACGGTAGGAACAACCGCTCAGGTTGTATTTACTATTCCAGCAGGAATTCGCCAGAATGTTCCTGTTTACATTGACAATCTTGATACTAACCCTATTTGGATTGGTGATGCTGGTATTACCACATCAGGTGCAACTCAGGGAATCAAACTTGCCGCAGGTGCAAGCCGCCAACTTTGGTGCAATGGTACGGATCAAATTTATGCCATCTCTGCTGCTGGTACTGGCGCAGGACTTGTTGTAGTAACCGCATCGGTCTAAGGAGAAAATATGGAAAGAGATTTCACCACCGCTTATGCCTCCATTCTCAAGTATGACGAGAATGAAGATGGAACACTTATGGTCTATGGCAACGCCACAGATGACTCATTAGACCTCGATCAGCAGATTTGCGACCCTGCATGGCTTGAAAAGGCTATGCCAGACTGGTTCACATCAGGTGGAAACATCCGTGAGATGCACGGCCCTAACGCGGCGGGAGTAGCCAAGGAATATGAAAACAAGAACGGCAAGCATATTATTGGTGTCCATGTTGTTGATCCTTTGGCAGTTAAGAAGGTTAAGACTCAGGTTTATCGCGGATTCTCAGTAGGCATTAAAGC